TCCCATAACGAGGTAAATTGTTCTAATTGAACTTTTTGAAATAAACCTTTGTTTTTACCTATATTATAAATTTCCTTCTGCTGTCTCGGAGACATTGTATTCCACATCTTTAAAGTTACCTTATCTGTTATAAGGTTATTTTTAAGATAAAGATTATATAACTGTTCTTTTTGATCCATTATTACTATTCAAATACATTATCTCCTTCAACCACTACTTCCTCTTCTTGGCTTACTGGAGGTTCATAATTATCAGGGTCTTCTTGATACTTTCTATATTCTTCTTGGTTTGCAGCCATGTCACCAAACTTAACTACAAATTCAGTATAAGAAATTGGCCCCGTTCCATCTATCTTTTCTTTATCAGCAATTTGATTTGCGATACCAGCTAATGTCATTGGGTCAATAATAAATTTATCTATCCACTGTTTTATACCCGCAGTGCTAATACCAGATGTTCTTATTATTTTCATTGCAGCATCTTTTGCCGGACCATCTTCTGTTGGAGGAAATTCAAATTCTTGACCGCCTACATCAAATATCATTTTACTTGGGTCTAATGAACCTTCATTAGTTAAGCTAAATCTTACTTCAAATGGACCATCTTGCAATAGTTTTGTTTTTAAATTAGGGTCCATTGTTCCTGATATGTAAGTGCTTAAAGTATTTGTAACATCATCTAATTTGTCTTTGTTAATATACTGACCTACTCTTACCCCTAAGGCAGTAGCTAAAGCACCAGCAACCCCAATAGGACCACCTATTAGTAAAGGCACCGCTCCTACACCGAGAGCCTCAACATTATCAGCAGCAGTAAATGATGTTTTTATATTCTTTCCTAATTTATCATCTAAATAAGCGCTACCTGTTCCCTCAAAGTCTCCATATTGAGCTACAGCTCCATCATCTCTATAAGTATAAGGAACTATATTAGCCTTTTCAGCTTCTTTATTTACCTTTTCTTTTAGCTCTAAAGTTCTGTTTTGTATGTCAGCATTAATTAACATTTGCTGTGTTCTTTGCTGTCCTGATAACTCTCTATCATCTATTAAAGAATTAATATTTGCTATGTTAGCATTTACTTGTTTTTCTTTAATAGCTGTATTTAATTTATCATTTAAAATTTTAGCTTGAGTTGCATCAATTGTATTATCTTTTAATGCCTCTGACACTACAACTTTTCTTTCATTTAATTCTCTTTCACTTATTGAGCTTAGTATTTGTTCGTCTACTAATCGGTCTACATCAGATGAAAGTTTTTCAAATCCTTTTCTTACTTCATACTTTTCATCTAACTGTAACATAGCCTGACCATATAATAAGTCCTCTACTTTTTTCTTTATCTTATCATTATTAACAGCATCAGTATCTAATACTGGACGTCCATTAACTATTTTCATTACCACTACATCTTCAGTATTTTCATTTACTTCTGCTGCTTCAGGAGTACCTGAATAAACATACTTCGCCCCAATACTTGGTGACCCTGCTAATGTAGCTACTGCTTTGTCAGTTAATAAACCTCTGACCTGCTTTCTCATTTGTTCTTGAAATTTCTCCTCATTTCTTAACGTCCCATATCCTTCTCTTGAATTTACCTGTTGCCTGTCTCCTAATGTTTCTTTAACTAATACCCCTAATTCAGTTACTGTTCCTTTTACATAATTTATTGGGTCAATCTTTGTATACTGAGTTTTAAACCTGGTATTAATTGTGTTCATAGAAACGTGCTTTCCTGGATCATCTGATGGTTTTCCTGTAGCTGGGTCTACCTCTACTAAAGACAACCTTCCTGTTTGTGGGTTTACATATCCCTGAATATTTTCTAAATTACCAAAGGCAACATTTTGTTCGTTAAGCCACTGTTCTAAATTAGAGGCTTCACCATCATCAATTCTTTTTACATATTCTGCATAATCATCATTCCATTGTTTTGAAACATTTGAAAATTGTTTCCAGTCAGCTAAAACCCTTTGCTTTGCTTGAGCAAATTCTGTTTGAGATATCAAGCCTCTTTTAAACAAATCGTTCTGTACTCTTAAAAACTCTGCTGATTCTTTACTCATTCCTAAGGCTAATGAACCTAAATCAGCATTATCATATTGCTCTAACGTATTTAAAATAGTATCAGCCTCAATAGTGTTTTTTTCTATCTCAGCTTTTTTGGTTGCACGGTCTTCTTTTAACTTTATTAAATCGTCTGATAATGTTTTTGATATAGTGCTCCAGTCTATTACCGACTTTGTTAGGTCTCTTTCTACATATGTGCTAAAATCAATTTGTTGTTTTGTTGCCATAATTTATGATTTTGGTACGTTTATTCCGTATTTAGCCATTGTTTCTTCAAATGATGGAAAAAGATTCTGCATTAAAGGAGATGGTCCTACATTAATTTGTCCAGCCATTTGAGGCATTAATGATCCTATTGCGTTCATCTCACTCTCGTATTGTTTTTTTCTAAACTCTGGGTCGGCTTGAGCTCCAAGTTGTTTTCGCCCTTCTTCAGTAGCGTAAAAGTTTGTTTCTGCCGCTTCACCCTGCTGATTCTCTAATCCGGCTGCTATTTCAGCATCAAATTCTTTGTCAGTTAATTTAAATACTCTAAAATCTTCAGCGTACTTTTGTG